GCAAGTTCAGGCGACCAAGCGACTTTGGTGTCCGATGGGACTAATTGGCTAATGACTCAGTACGTCCCAAATAATATTCTTTTGTTGGAAACATAATGGGCAATATTTTGAGCATCAAAAAAGCCCTATTTTTTAGCTTTATCGGTACAATCGTAGGAATGTATTGGGTGAACTTATGACAACACAATTGATTGATGATCGAGAGACAGCACTCAAGGTTGGTTATAAAGCAACTGATTGGAGTTCGCCAATAGCTTTTGACGATTATTGTTCTGCCGTCAAGGATTGGACAATCAAAGCTATTAAACGAGATGACGATGTTATTGGCGCTGTTTACCGCAAAGATGATGAATTACACATTTCTGTTTTACCAGAATGGAGAAGAAATTGGTTGACAAAAAGCCTATGGAAAGACTTTTTTCAATCTGGTAGAGTGACCACAAAAGTTACTCCAGGCCATGAATATATGTTCAGTATTTTAAAGCGTCTTGGATTTAAAGAATCCGATGGCGGTATGCTAGTTAAGGAGAATTGAAATGGGTATTGAAACCGCAATCATTGGTAGTGCTTTACTGGGTACTTATGGCGCTAATAAGCAAGCCAAAGCCGCCACTAATGCTGCCCAAACACAATATCAGGCAACTCAAGATGCTTCTCAACAGCAACGTGAGATGTTTGACATTCTTAATAAGCAACAAGCGCCTTATCGTGAATCTGGTTATCAAGCGTTAGGCAAAATTAATGAAATGTTGCCTCAGTTTACTAGTCAGTTTACATCTGCTGATCTGATTAAAAACTTAGACCCAAGTTATCAATTTATGCTTCAGCAAGGATTGGGCGCTACTGGTCAAGCCATGAACGTGGGCGGTGGCGGCTCTAATGTGGATTTGGCAAGAACTAAGTTTGCAGAAGAATATGCCAAGACAGGCGCACAGCAAGCATATAACAACTTTACAAACCAACAATCTAATATCTACAACCGATTGTCAAACTTGGCGGGTATTGGTCAGGCGGCTCAGTCTCAATCTAATACTTTGGGATCAAACACCGCAAACGCTTTGAGCCAATTAGGTATTGGTGGCGCATCTGCTTTGGGTGCGGGTCAAGTTGGTGCGGCTAACGCTATGGCGGGCGCTTATGGCAACATTGGTAATAACTTTATGTTGTCTCAATTGTTGACACCACAAGGTTACTCGCCCTCTCAAATTTCTAATGCAATGGCAACAAATGTTCCAGCATATTCACAGCCATTAGGCTCAGATTTTTCGCAATACATCAAGCCCGCATGATTGGATAAGAAATGGCAGATTTAAGTCTTACTCCTGTATCAACACAGATCAAGCCTGTGCAAGGCGCATCTATTGGCGACATGATTAATCTTGCCCGTGGAGCGCAGCAGTATCAACAGGCGACACAAATTAACCCTTTAGAGCTTCAGCAAAAACAGCAAGAAACTCGCACTGGCGAAATTAATTTGTCTGTTGCTGAACAAGCAAATATTGAACGTGCAAATATGCAAAAGTTCTTTGCTGATCCAAACAATTTTCAAACAGACAATCGGATTGATTTAGACAAGATCAATAGAGTTGTGCCATCAATAGCGCCTTTGACGGGTGCAGACTACATTACCAAATTTACTACTTTGGGAAATGCTCAGACTACAGCCGAAAAAGCCACATCTGAATTGGGGCAAGATGATCGTGCATTAATTGCTAATCCTATTTCTATTTTAGGTCGTGCTGGCGTAACAGATCCTAAAGCATATGCAAAAGTTATTAAAGAAACTATTGAGCAAAACAAAAAGAATCCAAGACTGATGGCCTTGGGTAATTCTTATTTGACTCAGTTAGAATTTGCTGATCCCAAGCAATTACCTGATATTGCTATTCGGGCATCACAAAACTTGTTGTCTTCAGCGCAAGCTCAAACTGCGTTTAACCCTCAAGTTGGTACTCTTAACACTGGTGAACAAATCTTCCCAACTGTTACAACTCCTGCGGTTGGCGGTATGTTGCCTCGAATCCAAATGGGCGCACAGCCTTTGGCAGATGTTGGATTACCACCAACGACAGAAGTTGTTTTACCAACAGGCGAAAAGCGTTTGCTTGGCCCTGCTTCTCAGCGTGGTGGCACACAACTTACTACTGGTCTTGGCCCTGCTCAAACATCTCTTTTGGGCGCTAGTGCTACAACTATGGCGACAGATTTGTCAGCGACAATTAAAGATGCCGCAGATGCACCTAGTCGTGTTGCAATCTTCCAAAATATTAAGAAGTTTGCCCCCGACTCTTTTACAGGCGTTGGCGGTCAGCGTAAAGAATTGGCTGCGGGTATTCTCAACGCTATTGGCATCCCTGCTTATGAAGCCGAAAAGGTCAGCACCGAAGAACTGGCAAAGAACTCTGCTTTGTTGGCTTTGGCGGGTGGCAATACGGATGCGGCAAGGGCTTTGGCTGAAGTTGCAACTCCAAATAAGAAATTGAACGAAAAAGCCATTCTTGCGATTGCTGATCAAATGATTGGCATTGAGAACATGAAAGTTGCAAAGGCTAATTATTTAACCCCTGCACAAAATGATTCGACTCAATATGGACAACGAAAGTTGCAGTTTGATCAGATTGCAGACCCTCGCATTTTCCAAGAGATGACTGCTCAAGATGTTGCCAAATTAAAGGCTTCCATGTCTACGGCAGAACAGGCAGAATTGACCCGTAAGATTCGTTTGGCACGACAAATGGGGATCATAAAATAATGGCAACACTCGCTGAACTGTGGGATACGGAAACCCCTGCGCCAGTTAAAAGCGCCAAAGTTCCATCTCAAGATCAGGCGATGCGTGACAAAGGCCGAATGGATATTCTCCAATCGGAAATGACCAAAGCGCAAGACAGACTTTCAAAAGGCGACCCTAGAGCGCAAAGAGATATTGAGGCTTTGACTCGTGAGATGGGCGGCAAGGTTGCGCCAACTTCGACACCAATGGCTGCACCCGCAACTGGTGGCACATTGGCTGATCTATGGGAGTCAACCCCTGCGGCTAATGAGCCTGGCGCACCTAAAGACCAAACGCCAAAAGTCAGAAGTCTTGTGGGTAAGATTTTGGGAACTGGTTTGGAAATGCGTCAGCAAGTGCCAGGCTTCTTAGCTTCTGCCGCTGATGTAGTGGCAAGCGCCCCCTCTGCTATTGCAAGCACAATTGGTTATGGTGCGGGTCGTTTGTTTGGATTATCGCCTGAACAAGCCACGGAAGCCTCACAAAAGGTCGGTGGCGCTATTGCCGAGCCTGTAGGTCGTATGACAGGATTGTCTAAGACTGAAGGTTATCGTCAAGCCTTGCCAACGCAAGTGATGGAATATATTGGCAAAAATATTGGCGAGGGCGCACAAGCAATTTCTCAGAAATTTGGTGTTCCTGTTGCTGACGTTGAGAACGCAATTAATGCCGCAATGATGGCGGGTGGTGCGGCTGTTCCTAAAGTCGTCAAAAGTTTTAAGACTGCCGTTGCTGAACTTACTCCTGCCGCCACTACTGCCGCACCTATTGCCAAGCCTGGGATGGTGAGTGCTGGCGCTGCCGCAGTTCCTGATGTAACCACTATTAATCAAGCCTTGTCTGTTTCGACTCCAGAGTTACGCCAAGCCATTTCTTCAATTCCTGTCAATGAAGTAAATTTACCAACTTTGCAAAGACACATTGAGGCTGATACTTTGCCTGTGCCTGTACGCTTAACAGAAGGCCAAGCAACTGGTGATGTTGTCAAGTTATCCAACGAGCAGAATAGGCGTGGCAAAGACCCCGTGTTGGCTCAACGATTCAATGAGCAAAATGGTCAGTTAGTTGAGAATCTTAGTTTGATTCGAGACAAAGCCGCCCCTGATGTTTATGGCACTAAGAAAATTGAAAACAGCCAAGGAATTATTGACGCTTACAAAGAATTAGATACGAATTTAAATAAAGGAATTACGGCAGACTATCAGGCTTTGCGTGATGCCGCTGGTGGTCAGTTCCCTGTTGACGCACCCAAATTGTTGCAAAACATTGAAGGCAAATTGAAAAAAGAATTGTTGTCTAACGAAGCGCCAGCGGGTCAATTTAAAGAACTTCAACGTCTAGCTGAAAACAATTCCATGACGTTTGAGGACTATTTGTCTTTGAGAAGAAATCTTGGTGATGTGGCAAGAACAAGCCAAGACGGAAGTGTTCGCAAGGCCGCTAGTTACATGATTGAAGAATTGGAAAAGTTGCCACTTCAGAAAGAAGCCGCAGCACTCAAACCTTTAGCTGACAAAGCTAGAGCATCTGCTAGATCAAGATTCCAAATGCTTGAAAAAGACCCCGCATATAAAGCGGCTGTTGATGATGCTGTTCCCGCTGACAAGTTTATTGACAAGTTTGTTGTTAATGGCGTGAACAAAAACATCAACACAATGGTTGAGAACTTAGGCAGAGACTCTGCCGCCCATCAGCACATGGCTGCGGGAACTGTCAACTGGCTTACAGACAAAGCTGGTATTGTTGACGGAAACGGAAACTTTAGCCAAGCCGCTTATAACAAGGCTCTTAAAAAGTTAGATGATGTCCAAAACCTGAACGCTATTTTTAATCAAGAAGCCGCTTCACAACTCAAGACTTTGGGTAATGTGGCACGATATACCCAAGCACAGCCCCGTGGAGCGTTTGTAAACAACTCCAACACATTGGTGGGTTCACTTGCTGAAAAAGCGGGTAGGGGCGTTTCTATGGGCGTTGAAAAGGGTTTGAATGTAGCTGTGCCAGGCTTGCAACTCGGAACAACAGTGATGGAAATGAGAGCTAGACGAGCCGCTGAAGCTGAAACTCGTAAAGCACTTGAGACAGGCGCTGGCACAAGACAATCTGGTCAAAACAAAATTCAAGATTTGGGGAAATAATGTCTGATATTGATTTAGTCCAATATGGTGTTCTCAAGCAAAAGGTCGAATCTATGGAGGCCAAAATTGACAAGATGGAAAGTCAATTAGACACCTTGATTGAGTTGGCTAACCGAGGCCGTGGGGGGTTTTGGATGGGCATGGTATTTGTGTCGGCAATTTCTACTTTTGTCGGCTACATAACTCATTACTGGTCTAAATGAAATGGTTTTGGCTATTTCTTATTTGCTTGGTATTTTGGGCGAGTGCAAAAGCGCCTTGCACAGTTACAGACTTTTACGCTCTGAGTTGGCTGGGAAACCCGCTGGAGAGGCATCAAAGATTGTCGGAGTGGCTCACCGCAAATGGTAATAATTGTTCCTCTGAGCAACTAGCGGGCATTTGGAATAACCTTGCGGCATGGGCAGGAACGGCAGACAGTGGAGAATTAAGAAGCAAAGTTTTGTTTTACTACGCTAAAGCTGTTGAGAGGGAAAAGAAATGATAACCCTGAACAAATGGTATCCAATGGTTCAGCCAACCTATGACGCAAGAATGGTGGCATTTGACAAGGCGATGGAAAAAAAACTAGCGGATTACAAATTAGCTGTTGAATGTAAGAAACTGGCTATCAAGACGCAAGAAATGGAAGTTGAGCTGTATAACAAACGAGCTAGAGAAAATACAATTTCGTTGGAGAATATTAACAATCACCGACGTTTTGCAATATTTGTGTGAGGACAAAATGGAAGATTCAAGAAACAAACTGACATTTTGGGTGACATTTATGGTGAGCGCCACGCTTTGCCTGTGCATCCTTGGAATGGTTACGGCTTTTCTTCTCGGTCTGTGGGCTAAAGAAGTGGATAACGCTGAAATCTTTGCCATGTTGCACCCTGCTTTTCAAACCATCATTGGTGGCTTTATCGGCCTACTTGCTGGCGTAAAACTTTCACAGAATCAGGATGAAAAATGATTGATATGTTGATTGGCATGACAATCGGTGCTTTGTTTATTTTTGTCGTGTCATTCCTACACAACCTTATTTCAGTTTGGACAAAGGATAAAAAATGATTGGACTAGATGCACTTCTAAACGTAGGCGGTAAGCTCATTGACAAACTAATTCCCGATCCTGAAGCTAAAGCTAAAGCACAGATGGATTTGGCTAAGATGGCTCAAGATGGCGAGTTGGCAAAGATGGCTAACGAGACTGAGTTATACAAGACTGAGCAAAACAACCTCACACAGCGTGTTCAGGCAGATATGGCATCTGACTCTTGGTTGTCCAAGAATATTCGCCCTATGACCCTTATATTCCTTTTAATTGCCTATTCAGGCTTTGCCATCGCCTCAATCTTTGAGTACGAAACCCGTGGCGCTTATGTTGAGCTACTCGGTCAATGGGGTATGTTGGTTATGTCGTTTTACTTTGGCGGCAGAACACTTGAGAAAATAACCGATAGGGTGAAAAAGTGAAGTTAACTGAACATTTTTCCCTTGAGGAACTAACCCACACCGACCATCGTGAATATGATAATACGCCAAATGATAAAGAACTCGAAAACCTCAAACGCCTCGCAGAGTTCCTTGAGGAAGTCAAACAGACCTTGGGCGGGCGACCAATTATGGTTAACTCTGCTTTTCGCAGCAAGCAAGTCAACGATGCTGTGGGTTCTAAAGATAGCAGTCAGCATCGCATTGGTTGTGCTGTGGACATCCGAGTTCCTGAATTAACGCCTGATCAAGTGGTGCGGGCAATCATTGCATCAAATTTGCCGTATGACCAAGTTATTCGAGAATTCAACGCCTGGACACATCTGAGCATCCCCAACACGCCTGATGCCAAGCCTCGTAAGCAAGCGCTTATTATTGATAAACAAGGCACTAGGCCGTTTGTTTAAATAAAAACGTCACAAATATTAACTAAGGTGTTGTAATGTCAAATATTCCAACATCACAAGATGCTGAGTTTTTTGCACTTTGTGTAAAGAAATGGCAGTCAATTCTTCACCTTGGTGATTGGAGAATTGAAAAGGGCATGAAGCCTGCCAAGCAAGCGATGGCCTCTGTTGAGTTTAATGAGGGCGCACGATTAGCAACCTATAGGCTTGGCGACTTTGGCGCTGAAATCAATGATGAAATTTTAAATGCTACGGCATTACATGAGGTGCTTCATGTATTTTTGCACGATTTAATGGCGGCAGCGCAAGACCCCAAATCATCAGAAGAAGAAATAGAAAAGCAAGAACACCGAGTAATAAATAGACTTGAGCAACTGCTCCTAAAGGATTCAGATGGGTTCTCATAACCAAACTTGCACAGATGATGAGTTTATTGCTCTGTGGGAACAACATCAATCTGCTGCAAAAATAGCAAGAATTCTTGGTATTGCGACTCGGAATGTTCAGCATAGAAGGCGCAACCTTGAAGCCACATATGGCATAAGACTTTTTAGCGCAGACCCTAGAGGGTATTTGCACGACACCAGGCAAGTCTCTTATTCTCCGCTAAAGCAAATTGACCTTGGCATATTAGACGGGGTAGTAATATGCTTCTCGGATGCGCACTTCATTCCCTCTGAGCGTTCTACAGCCTTTAAAGGTCTTTTGTACATGATAGAAGCCCTAAAGCCTTGCGGAATCATCGCAAATGGCGATTCATTTGACGGGGCATCTATCAGCCGCCATGACCCAACTGACCAACCCGCTACAACTGTTTTACAGGAATTAAAGGCCACTCAAGGTGCTTTAGGTGAGATCGAGGAACGTGCCAAGGCAGAACGCCATAACGTGCGTTTGATCCATACATGGGGCAACCATGACTCAAGGTTTGCAAATAGACTTGCACAACACGCCCCACAATATAAAGATGTTCTTGGATTTAAGATAACTGACCACATTCCTGATTGGGAATTCTGTTGGGCTTGCTGGCCTACCTCTAAGGTGATTGTCAAACACAGATACAAAGGCGGGATTCACGCTACCCATAACAATGCGGTTTCAAGCGGTGTCTCAATGGTCACGGGGCATCTTCACAGCTTAAAAGTTACGCCATACAATGACTACAATGGCACTCGATACGGGGTGGACACGGGTACATTGGCAGAACCCGATGGCGCTCAGTTTACTTACGCTGAACTGAATCCATCAAATCACAGGTCAGGCTTTGCGGTGCTGACCTTTTTTAATGGTGAACTGCTTTGGCCTGAGTTGGTTCATGCTTTTTCTGAAGATCACATTCAGTTCAGGGGCGAGGTGATTGACGTATCTGCGTTTTAGCCCTTATCGGATCAATAAAGAGTAAAACAATATGAGTGCTTGGTTAATTGTTCTCACGGGGGCAATCTACGCATATATTGCGGTGGAACAGTTGCTAAGGGGAAACCCGTATATGGCAGTCATATACGCTGGGTATGCGTTTAGTAATGTGGGGCTTTACCTTTTAGCAAAGTAAGCCCCACTTAATTACTCCGCAGCTTCTTCTTCTTCGGTATCTTCTTCAAACTCAATCTCAAGGCTGTCAATAGCTTCATAGTCAACCGCCCATCCATGCTCCTCTTGGAATTCAATAAATTCCTGAATGATCTGAATCTTCTCAAAGTCATTAGTCTCTACAGTGATTTTTTCTGAATCAAGCCAGCCAAAAGTGATCTCAAATTTCATGGTATTCCCCGTTAACGCAACCAATTGTTGCAATCAAATACTATGCTCAATTTGTGACAATTGCTTGCCATTCACGTTCGCTTCGCCCTGAATTGGATGTCACTTTTTCACCCGTTAAAGTGATAAGTCCAAGGACTTTCATCTCATTAAGACGCCTGGCAACCTGATTGCCGTCAAGATTGGTGCGGCTTGAAATGCCATCTTTGCCCAACGGCCCATGTTTTTGCAAGCACTCCAAGATGATGATGTGGTGCTGATTGGCGATTTCCTTGATTGAATCCGCTGCCTCATAGGAAGTCACGGGGTCGGTTGCCCTGACCCGTGGGAACTCAGGAAATATTCTGTCAAAAAATTTCACATAGTCCATGACTTTTCCTCAGAATGGTGCGTCATCAATTGGTAAGCCTTTAAATTCTTCTCTAGGCTTTGGGGTGTTCATATATGCCCAGCCGTTCCAGCCACCATCAGGCAGAGGGATGCTGTCAAGTTTGAGCATTAGGCCGTTTTTAGTCTCAATGACCGAGCCGATGGTTTGATAGCGGGATTTCTCTTGGCCATCTTTGTTGGTGTATTTACCTGAAACAATGGTGATTTCGTAGACTTTAGACATTTTTGACTTTCATTAGTTGGTTTATTTTGGTATCAAGTTCGGCAAGGAATTTGACGATTTCATCTTCAATCAGTTTGATATACATCTCATCCCTTGGGACACGTTTCACAAACATCTGAAGTTCTGTAGGTAGTCGATTGTCAAAGCTGACAAAATCGCACCATTTACGCCCTGTGCAAGCTATTTGAAACTGCATCTGGGTATAGTATTTATTCGGCACACTTTCAGACAATAAAGTCTCAATGTGTGTCGCAGTATTGGGGCATTTAATCTCAATCAAGCCATCTTCCCCAACAAGGCCATCAGGAGACGCACCAGACATTTCTATCGTGGGATGGGATACAAACCCCACCTCATCAACTAAAACGTCATAGCGGGCTTCGTATGCGGCTCTTGCAAGCGGCTCTGTCTCTGTGCCGTGTTGCATAGCAGCGTTTGTAAAACTCTCACCTTTTTGTCCTGTCAAGCGTTCACAGACTAATTGCGCCATGTAATTATCACGGGTGGTTGAATAGCCTGTCTTGGTCTTGGCAAGCACATCAGCAACACGACTAGCGGTGACTTTGCCGATGCGGATGTTGAACCAGGCTTCCGTTCCTTGTTCCATAAGTTCAATCATTGGTTTTTCTCCATTAATTTTTCAAGGGCGGTGTCGATGGTGTCTCGCACACCTAAACCGATTTCCATGATTTGCATGATTTCTTCATCTGTCAGCTTTGCCAAAGGTTTAAGGGTTTGCTGAACCTTGGCCTGTGCCGCCATGCCATCCTCAAAGCCTTTGCCATATACAGCGTGGTCAGCGTCAATCAATTGTTTGATAAGGTTTAAACTTTCCTCGCAAACCTTGGTCAAGCTCTCTACGGCTATTGCACGTTTGATAATCATATGTTTCCCCTTGCTCGGATGGCTTGGGCTAAAGTATCGCCAGCGTATTCCACACTGTCCTCACACAACCTTGCACACGCCTCACGTTCAATTAAAACTGCGGCTTTAATGGCATCGGCTTCCCAGTGGTAGGGTTGGCCTTGCGCTTGCAATATTTGCTTGCCAAGGTTACTTTGCTTTTCCACCTCGTTAAAGGCTTCGTCTTCTTCTTTAGTCCAGTCAGTCATGATTTGTCTTTTCCTCCACATTAAAGTTTTGCCTTGGCTTTATCTTTGGCAGCGATGACTTTCATCTGCCAGGCTTTATCGCCATCACAAGCCGCATAAGCAACTTTGTAGGCAATCTTGAGTTCATCTTGTGTGGTGGCGTTGTCAATAGCCAAGAACAAGTCTGTCATGCTGCCTTCCTCGATGGTTGACTCAGGCTCTATAAAAGACGGGAGATCGTCTCCGTTATAGATGTATAGACCGAGGCCATGCAAGCTGAGTGCTTTGGTCATACAACGCATGATTGCCGTGTTGACCTGAAAAGCGTCAGGATTGACAATGGCTTTGTTGCGGTGATCCATAACGGGCAACTGGCAAGTCATTGGCTTGTCAAACATCGTGACAGTCACCCAAACCATCGCTGTGCCGTTGATGTCCATGAAACATTTGTCACCAAACATATTTACTACAAAAGTAGCTTTGGCATCTGCTTTGAGAGCTTCTGCCCATGCCCAAGCCCATGACAAATAAGTCAGATTGGCTTTTTTCTCTGTGTGTTCATTGACGTTTAACGTCAGTAAATTAGCGACTGTCATTTAGCCTCTCCAAGCAAGTAAAACACCCCAACCGCCAAAAATGACGATGGCCAAAAAGCACTCAACAATGGTTTGAATAATCTTAGATTTCATTTTGTTCCTTCAGCATACGAGCGTGGTGGGTTTTGACTTCATCCATGATGTAGTCTGATTGGTCTTTGGGCATATCGTAGGTGATGTCATTACCCTGTAGGTCGTACACAAACACATCGTAAATTTCAGGTGAGTTGTAGTCGTAAGGCAGATTGTTTTCTGCTGGGTAGTAGTCGTAGCCGACTGTTACTTTGTCGAAACTGTCGCCATCATTGTGTGTGATGAGATCGTCAAAGTGGTATTTGAGTTTGTAGTCAATCATGGTGTTTCCTTAAAGGGCCGAAGCCCTGTTAATTAGCTGTTAAGCCATTCCTCATAAGATTTGAGGGGTTGACCATTGCGGGTAATGTCACCGCCTTTGCCATCGTCAGCACAAGCCAAGTAAATTTGATACTCTTGGTCATTAGTGCCACGTTGTTGTGTTTGCCAGTTGGCGTTGGGAATAAGGTTTTCGTTCATTTGGTTTCCTAAAAAGACCCCGAGAAGTTCAGGGCATGGGTGTATTGTATATCAAACTAAACACACAGCAACAATTTTTTTTAGGTGTTTACCCTAATTTTTTAAAAAATAATTAAATGTTTATTTTGCTATACTGATTGCATGGACAAACAAAAAGCTATCACATTGGCTGGCTCACAGAGTGAGCTTGCAAGAATTTTGGGCATCACCAGGGCAGCCGTACACAATTGGAAAACCATCCCAACAGGGCGGCTTTATCAATTAATGGTGTTGCGGCCTGATTGGTTTATAGAGTAAGATTGTTTGAAACACGGCTAGGAATGGATTGATCCCCGTTCCGAAAAGAGTTAACCCTTCTCCTGCCGCAGTTTCTTTTAAAGGGTGTTTAAAAAGCGGAAAATTTATGCATTATTACAAGAGAAATCTTGGCGACTATGCCAAGAAAGCAGGTCGCCTGACCATGCTTCAACACGGAGCGTACACACTTCTTATAGATTCGTGTTATGACCGAGAAATTTTCCCAACATTAGAGCAAGCACTTGAATGGACTTGGGCTTCAACAGAGGCCGAAGCGGATGCTGTCAAATTTGTTTTAAGTAGGTTCTTTGTGCTAGATAAAGAAGGTCGTTATCTTCAAGATAGGATTCTTGAGGAACTCCTGAATTATCATAAAAATGCAGATACAAACAAACGAATCGCTGATGAAAGAGAGGCGAAGCGTAAAGAAAAACGCACGAATCGTGAACAAATGGTTGACGAAGCTCCACCTAACCATAAACCAATAACCATTAACCAAGAACCAGATATATCTATATGTCCACCTAGCGGTGAACTTGATGATCCAAAAATTCCAAAATGTGAACATCAGTCGGTCATTGATATGTATCACAAGTATCTACCCACCCTGCGAAAGGTAGAAGTTTGGAATACTGCCAGACAAGGCTATCTCAGGCAGCGGTGGCGTGAAGTTGCTTTGGAGTTGGCAAAGGAAAAGAATATTGTGGCTGACGACATCCTGACTTGGTTTGGCGACTTCTTTCAGCACATCGGTACATCTAAGTTTTTGACAGGCAAGGTCAACAGCAAGGATGGTCGGGCATTTACTGCGGATTTAGAGTGGATTTTGAAGCCAAGCAATTTTGCAAAAATCGTAGAGGGAAAATATCATGGCGCTAACTAATTTTAAGAATCATCAAGTCGAATCTACTTTTGACACAAACCTTTGCTCTGTGCCTGGTTGCACAAACTGGTGGTCAGTCAAGATTGACAAGCCTAAATGCTCATTCCATCAATGGCACTCTGATGCAAAACCCAGAGCCGCTAAGTTGCCTGAATTAAAAGAAAAGACTGTGGCGCAGTGGTATGACGACAAAGAGGTTTTTTAATGAACTTTCATTGGCCTACAAATGACACCACAAGAATTAGAACACTTCAAGGACTGCGAAGCCCAAGAGTGGCTGAGGCGTTACCAAGCCAAGAAATTGACGATTGGCTCAAAGAAAGCGTTAAGTTGGTGGCAGGGTGTGTTAGGGGACTTGGAACGAATCAGAGGCGTGTACGCCACTTTGGATTTGAGACAACGCATGAACAGGATTCAAAATGAGACGAGCCGCAAGAGTTGACGCAAACCAAGAGGCTACAGTCTCAGCCCTAAGAGCAGCGGGCGCTTATGTGTGGATTATTGGCCTACCCGTTGACCTTTTGGTGGGGTACAAGGGTCACACATTCCTAATGGAAATCAAAGATGGCCCTAAAAAGCGTTTAACCAAGCTACAAGCCGATTTTTTTGAGAATTGGTCAGGTAGTACCTTGTGCCGTGTTGACGGCCCTGAAGCCGCTTTACGAATGATTGGAGTGGTCAAATGAACCCTTACAAAATTGATAGCCCAACTTGCATTAGCTTTTCTGGCGGCAGAACATCAGCTTTTATGCTTTACAAAGTTTTAGAGGCTCACCACATGAGCCTACCGCCAGAAGCAGTTGTTTGTTTTGCCAATACGGGCAAAGAGGAAGAGGCAACCCTAAAGTTCATACACGACTGCTCAACAAATTGGAATGTTCCAATTGTTTGGCTTGAATGGAGAGATAACAAAGTTGGGTATGAAGTGGTTTCATACGAAACAGCGGCCAGAAATGGAGAGCCTTTCCGAGATATGTGCATTAAAAAGAAAGCCCTGCCAAATGGGTTTATGCGGTTTTGTACTGGTGAACTGAAAATCGATATTGTTCACAAATATTTAAAAGACCAAAATATTGGAACTGATGAGAATCCATGCGACCAGATGGTTGGCATTCGATCTGATGAACAAAGACGAGTAGCGAAAATGAAAGGTTCTAATGGTGCTCAACGTAAGAAAAACTGGATTGGAGACTTTTTAACTCCCTTAGCAGATGCTGGAGTAATAGCTTCTCATATTGGTGATTTTTGGGAATCACAAGCATTTAACTTAAATACGCCGATGTATAACGGGAAAAGTTTTCATTCAAACTGTGATTTATGTTTTCACAAGCCAGTTGCTCAAATTGTTTCTCTTATTCAAGAAAAGCCTGAACGAGCAGTTTGGTGGATAGAAATGGAAAACTATGCAAAAGAAAACTTTGCTAAAAGCGTTATTCATTTTTCAAGAGACCATCCAACTTACGAAACCATGGCTAAATATTCTTCTCAACAAAGGGATATGTTTGATGCAAATGAAGAAGCAATTGCTTGCTTTTGTGGAGATTAAGAATGAAAGCACCCTATAAAGCCATTGAATTTATCCTTGAGCAAGCACCAAAGTTTGCCGCAGCCAAGGCACAACGAGTTTACTTAGAGGAATTCAGGAAGACCAAAAAGGCTTTGCTCATGAAAGAAGCCATGACCAAGGGCATAGATTCCGCTGTCGCACAGGAGCGTGAAGCATATGCTCACCCTGAATATCAAGAGCTTTTGCATGGATTGTCAATGGCGATTGAGCAGGAAGAAACCTTGAAATGGAAATTATTTGCTGCCCAGATGAAGTCGGATATATGGCGGTCAGAGCAAGCAAGTGAGCGCCTTGGCGTTAAAACAACGGAGTAATATTATGATGTGTCCTCGCTGTAGTTCAGAAAACCTCAAAGTCTTAGATACACGATCAACCAACGAGTACATTACTCGCAGACGAATGTGTCTCAATGGACATAAATTTTTAACCAAAGAATATGCAATACCCGAAGCACAAGTATGTGAGAAGCCAGAAACTCCTCAAGTTAGTAGCACAACTCTGCTGTCAAAGCTGTGGCATGGACAATGGCGTTCAGGCGGCTCACAGTAATTGGGGCGGTGGTAAAGGCAAAGCAATCAAGGCTGATGACAATCTGGTCGCTGCTCTTTGCCTAAAGTGCCATTACGAAATTGACCAGGGCAAAGACATGACCAAAGAAGAACGTCAAAAGAAGTGGGCAGAAGCCCATATCGGGACAGTTTTAACTCTTTGCCATCAAAATAAATGGCCTATGGAAGTTCCATTGCCTTTTACTGTAGAATTGGAATAGGCATCGCAGTTGCCTTTTTAGGGGGTTTTATTCCCCCATTTTTTTTGTTATAGTGGAATCATGGATAAAAATGCTGAAGTTGCCGAGTTCGTAGCT